CATCACTAACGTTAAACATAACTTTCAATTGATATAGCATGATTTCAACATCAGCTATTTCTTCAATTAAATTGGCATAATACTCAGGTTCAGCCGGTCTATCAGCATAACGTAACATTTTATTTGTTGCTTTAATTAACTCTGCGCACTCCTCCATTAATTGTCGGCATTGGGGTTCTTTGCCGTGTTTGATAATTGATTGGTTGAATGTATGGTTCAACATATTATTTTCATTTTTAGTGATTTCATATCTTTCAATCAATCCATGTATGGTTTCATCATCTTTTGCATCTTGAAAATATTTTCTTTCTTTCATTTCAAGTAAAATAGGTATTCCACCAAAACATACATTCAGTTTGTTAAGTAATTCATCTACAGCTAACAATAAATCTAATTCAAAATCTTTTTTATTTTTCATTTCTCTCGTTCCTTTCTATTTTTTCAATAAACCAATCAATAAACTTAAATAATTCATAATAATCACTAATTACTCCACTTTTTGCTTTTGGCATTCTTCGTAAAACCATTCAAACAATTTTGCTAAACAATTGCTATCACTACTATTGAATTTACATTCACCACATGAAGCTCTTGTACATGGCACTAATTCATTGTTTTTCATCAAAGCAATGTTAGTTTGTAATTTTTTTATTTCGCTTTCATAAGCTTCAAAATTTTTCATATCAATACACCCCTAAATAGTAACGTTTGATATTTTCCTCACCGAATTTATCAATGAGATTTTGAACTGTTTCCTCACTGTCGAAAAATAATTCTGTAGGTTGAACATTAGTATAGGGTGTTATGAATACTTCCCCACCTTCGTGCGCATAACGAAGAACGTAGTTGTATTTATTTAAAACATACTCCCTAGAAGCGTCCATAAATGCTCTTTGAACATCACAATATAGTTGACATTCTTCTTTTGTTTTAAAAATGCGATTATATTTAATAATAGGATTACTTAAATGAATTTCATCATTAAAAAAGACTGTTGGGCTTAAATTATAATGTGCGACCCAATATTTTTCTCCATTTTTAGGCTTCCAACCTTTTGGTGTTGGTTCAAAACTGTTTTTGTTCTTTTTAAGTTCTTCTAAATCTTTTCTAACTTCTTCTAACATAGTTTCTAATTCTTTTACTGTTTTCATTGTTGTTCCTCCTTAGTACCGTTGTTTCTGCAATCTACAGATTTTTTTACACCTTAACCTTTCTTAACGTATTCAACATCAACTCCAAAAATATATTTCTTGATGTTGTCTTTCCCAGCCTCTTTAATAGCTTTTTGTGCTAAAGCATAGGATGTAAAATAAATAGTGCCTTGATAGCAAACTCCTCCACTCGGATAAATTGCAACCTTTTTATCAACAAAATCATAAAGAATAAAATATTCTTCATCTTGAGAACTTTTGCCTTTTTTTCCGTATTTCAACAAAGTGGTTTCAACCTTGCGTCTTTCAACTTCAAATTCGCCTTCTTTTTTTGTTAAGAAACAATTTCCAATAGCTCTTCTAATAATCTCACATTCAAAATTAATCCATGTACTTTTACAAATTTGCCCATAATCTGAAATATACCAATATTTATCACTTCCTTTTAAATCCCATACTGTTTTAGGTTTAGGCAGAGTGAGAAACTCTTTTAGTTTCTCCTCGTCCACTTCGTAGCCTTTGTATTTTTCAGCGATTTCTTCTACTTTAATCATCTTTGTTCATCCTTTCTTAACGATATCTTTCATGTCATTTTTATAATAACAATCTTCACATACTGCATAGCCAAATCCACCGCTATTCAAGATGATTCTTGATGTATAAGAAGCTCCGTACATGATTTTCTTTCCGCATTCACAACAGGCAACTTTCTTGTTCATATCATCTTCGTAATATGTAGACCCTTCAGGCAATGCACAATCTTCATATTGGCCGGTTTCCAAATCATATTTTCTAGCAAAAGCATGATCCATTGCAGTTTTTAATAAATCAAAATACTTTAAAGCATCATCTTGTGTCATATCTTTGTAATTTGCATCGAGGACAACAACACCACGCTCTTTACAAAGTTTTGACCATTCTTCACCTGTCATTTGTATCACGTCCTGCTACTGGTTTATTGCGCATGAAGTCTTCAAAATCCATATTGCAATCGGAACAGATTTCTGCTTTCTTTCTTACAAGTCCCATACCACCATCACTTTTCAATCCACCTGCTTGATATGAGATTTTATAATTATTGACCTCTTTGGTTTTGAAAACTCTTTTACATCTATCACATCGAACAATTCCTCTATCTATTTTCATAATTTGCTTCCTCTCTTCTTTTCTTTACAATCAATGCGAGTCTTTCATTTCTTTCTTTGACTCTTAAATTTTGCATTCTCAAACGATAATTTTCATTCTCGAGATATGCAATTTTTTTCTTGAGGGGCAAATAATTATCTTCACCCCATTCGAGAAGTAATTTTCTTAATTCATCACACTTTGACATCTCTTAATTTCCTGTTCAATTTTCTTAAAAGTTTGTAAGGAAATGGATTTTCTTCTAAATATTCAAAATAGCTGACTGTTGTTGAAAATCCCTTTATTCCATCAAAATTTCCATGTGAGTAAGGTGTAGCGATAATTTTATTCAAAGCAGCTTCAATATCACCATCAACAATCCTTTTATCGGCACTACCCATGCACATTGCATTTCCTGTCAACATATTTGGCATTGCATATTCATACAATTCGGTATCTCCGCCTTTGTATTTCTTATAGCAATAACATTGGATGCCTTTTACGATTTTGTTGTCATATCGAACGATGTAAATTGCATTGGGAAAATTGATTTTGTATGAGCGATTATTATAGGTGACATATTGCATATGCTCAGGTTGCTTTATAACGGTATAATCAATACCAGCACCTATCGTGTTTTCAGAAAACAATTTTATGTTTGCTTTCTCATGCTGATCTTTGATAAAAAATTCATTAAAAAGTTTCACCAGTTCTTCTTTTGAAAGCATTTTGAATGTAATCTTTTCATTCTGCTTGATACATAATTCAGCATCATCTTTTTTATTGTTTAAACGAATGATTACTTCTCTCATTACATGATCACCTCATTTTTTGTCTTTAATGTGTTTGAAAGAGCTGAAATCAAAGCATTTGAAGTAAATTTATAATCACAATCATCTACTTTTCTTTCGACTATTATTTGCAACAATTCCGTATTGTGTCTTTCTTTTTTTGAAACATTGGCCATGATTTCTAGAGCTTCATTTGCCACTCCAAAATTCAAATCAGGATATTCCCATCCTTCAATTTCAATGTTTCTTACGTTTCCTTTAACGAATTGGCTATTTATAAATCGATATCCAAAGCCATATAGCATTGCTCTTATTTGATAGCTCTTTTTATAAAGCTTTCTGAATTTCCTAGCTTTTCCCTTATTTTTGAATTTGATATACAGGAACTGTATTTCAGTGGTACCTAGATTGTAATAATCAACCTTAGGTTCGGATAATGTTTCATCCGAGTACTCACACCATCCTTTGGCTTCTGTATATATGTCTTTAAAAACGCTTTTCAATTGTGGAATAATAAAATCTACATTTATGAACACTTCATTCTGTTCATCGTATAATCCTTCAATCAATGTTTCAAAACCATCAACTGCAAATTCGTTTCTGTCAAAAAAAGAACTTAATATAACTTCTTCAAATTCATAATCGATAACATCTGGAAAAACATGTTCATCTAATAAGTCAATTTCTTGAAAGTTTTGTATCAGATCATTAGACTCATCTTCTTCAAATGCAATCGTTAAATCATCTATAGCTTTTGGTGATGTATAGCTTAAAGCGTTGATGAAAAACTTTTCATAGGTGTTAGGTTCTAATTTATCTGGAACATGATCAGTCGTAAAAAACTGTCTCAAATCTGTTGACAAGTTGAACACCTTCTTTCAACTGATACATGATTAAAGCATTACAATGTTCCAATATCGATACAGCCATTTTTGCATTGGTTACTAGAAACTGAACATTTCCTTTGGCGGCCTGTTCTTGACAAGAAACGTCAAGTGGGTGCTTATCTAAATCAAATTTGTAACATTGACTTCTCAAATTACTTTGTTGAATACCATTCTTTTTTGTTGTGATATAGATATTTCCTTCATATTCACTATTTGCTGAGTCGATATAAATAACATCATCAAGCTTTTTAAATACCTTTTCTAAAATCATTCTTGTAGCATCATTATCGACACATCCTATAATTACAGGAACATATCCCTTATCATCTTGGATAAGAGCAAATAAACTTTCATAAGTGCAATATTTATCATCGAACTCACACTCTATTGGATAAAGAGAATTGATTTTTCTCGATAATGCCAAAGCCTTATTATCACCAACGTCTTGAGCTTGGTATCCTTGGCGTTCAATGTTTTTAGATTCAACTGTATCACCATCTATGAGCATCATTTTATGTGATGTTCCTAAAAGAAGTTTGGGAAGGTCTCTTGCTAAAAGAGAACCAGTCCCACCAACTCCAATCACGTAAAATTTATATCTTGTGTAATTATTGGCCATGTTAACCACCTAGCCTTTTCTATGTTGTTTTCCAGTTACAACAAGAACATTGTCATCCTCGATATAGCTGTATTCCATTGTTCCTGCAAACTCATAATGGCGGTGTTGTAACATGATGTCCGTGATTTCCTTTTCTGTATAATCTTGGCCATCTACAAACCCATAAGAAGAAATATCAATCAATCTTCCTTCAGAGTAGACTCCAAATGGATACTTGTAAGTTTTTTCAGTACTTGCTTTTTTCTTAGGTACTTTTTTACTTGCGGGTTTTTCTTCTTTTTTAGATTCTTCTGCAATTTCAGTTGCTTGTTCTACTGCTTGTTTTACCTCCTCAGTCGCTTGTTTTTCAGCTTTTGCAACTGGAGCAGGTTGTTGATCAGCTTCTTTTGGTGCTTCTTCAACCTTTTTCGCTTCTTTGACAACTGTATCTTTTACATCTTCTTTAGCTGATTCCTCAGCTTTTTTCTTTGCTTCCTCTTCTCTAACTAAATCAAACAATCCCATAATTTTATCCTCCTATTTTGGCCTTCTTTTGCCAATTTCTTCTAGACATATTTTTAAACATTCATTTTCAGCAAATTCACGAATGATAACCAGTTCACACACCTGGATATCGTCGTAATATGCTACGCTATTGAGTGCATCTAAAACCACTTTTATAATGTTGTCGATATCCGGTTTGACTGTACAAAGAAATGTCTTATCTAAAAGCCAACCTCTTAATTTTTTAGTGGTTGATTTTGGTATTTCTCTATAAGCAAATATCTTTACTCTTAAAGCCTTATCACTTTGATAGCTTGTAGTCTTTCGATAGCACATGGCTATTTTTTGTTCATAATCCCTTGTCTTTTTAGGTGTATACGCTCTAACGAATTTCCCTTGAGTAGTAAACCTTGGCCGACCTTTTCCAACGATTGCCCCAGGAACGGTAAACCAAAATTTCTTGTACTCAGCTTTGACACCTAAATCAAGCGAGCATTGGGTCGAAATCATCTTCTAATTCCTCTGGAACAATAGCATCTTCAAGAAGTGCATCCAATTGTTCCTCTTCTTGATAATCATCTTCAATCATTTTTTCTTGTTCAGCAGTTGCTTCAACTACACCTTCAGAAGCCACTTCATCTTCAAGTTCTTCTACATTCATATCTTCGAATTCGTCATAGTTCGTAGGTTGTTGTAAAAGTTCCATTGTTTGTTGATCACAAGCACTTTTCTTAGGATCTTCTTTGATATTGAAGTAAACTGTCATTGTGATAGTGGTTTGTCCACCATTTAATTCGGTTTGATCACAAGCTGCCAAATAATATGGGTTCCAATCACCAGCAAGCGTAATAAATTCATCAACACGTTTTGCATCCAACATATAGATATCAGGAAATCCTATCTTGTCCAAAATCTTATTATCTTCTTCAGAAATCCATCTTTGTGTCACTTCAACGATTTTAGGAATCTTGTAAGGATCACCTTTATCAACAGAAAAAACCTTTTTCGACATATACCCTGTATGTTTGAAAAAATTTCTAATTGCAATTAAATATGATTCTTGACAGCTAAAATGTTCAGATTTTGTCAATTTCATATCCCCGTTTGGTAATTCCGATAATTCATAAGGGATTTTTCCAAATTCTCTTAATTCATCATCTAAAAGCAAATTACTTTGAAAATCATAAACTGCAGCATAGTTGTTACATACTAGATATAGCTTTTCATCGTCGCCATAAAATACTGGTGTGTATCTTTTATTTTTCCTGATGATTTCCTTTGCTATTGAAAGAAATTTATAGAAAAACGGTTCTTCATCCTTTTTTATTAGCATTTTCATCTCTCCTTTTTTGTTTAATTTGTTATTTTCTTGGTCAAATATTCATTCTAACGAATGTTTTTAGATAATTGGTAAAGTTAATCATCTTTAAAACAAACACTCGCTAGAAACGAAAATTTTAAGTTTTTTATTTTAGACTAGAATTGAATGTCATCTTCCATGATGTTGAAAGGTGGATTTTCATTCATAAAACTGTCTTGTTGTTGATTTTGCGTTGGTTGTTGGTATTGATTTGGATTGTATGTTGATTGTGAATGATATTGTTGTTCTTCATATTTGTCTTTAGATTTTGTTTCTAAGAACTGAACTGAATCACAAACAACTTCAGTAACATATACACGTTGACCTTGAGCGTTGTCATAAGATCTTGAACGAAGTCTTCCTTCAACTCCAACCAGTGAACCTTTAGAACAGTACTTTTCAACGTTTTCAGCGACTTTATTCCAAACAACACATGAAATATAATCAGCCTGTTGCTCTTCATCATTTCTCTTTGGTCGATTAATCGCTAAAGTAAAACTTGTAACTGCTGAACCGTTTTGAGTTCTTCTGAGTTCAGGATCACGTGTCATCCTACCAACTAAAACTACTCTGTTTATCATATCTTCTACTTCCTTTGTTATTTTGATTTTGAAGTTTTTGTTCTAATCTTGCCTTTGCTTCTCCCCTGTATGTAAGAACCAAAGAATTACGTTTTCTAACATGTTCTTCATGTAAGATCTTGATTGATTCTTTATCGTAATTGCATTCTTGAAACTTTTTGGAATATTCTTTAGCATCTTGTGAGTTTAAAAATCTAAACGGAAAGTTTCCATAGGTTTCATCTTCAAACTGAATGATTACTGTGTTGGGTGGAATCTTTTCAATTGTGTATTCAGGAACTTCAATGTTAGAAATAATTTCAGGAATATTAGCTGGATAACTTGATTGAGATGTTCTTTTAATAATCGCATTCTTTACTTGTTCAAATGAATATTCCTTTAGCATTTCATACCACGTAGCAAACAAAGTTTTATCTTCGATGTTAATCATTGCTCCTACATACATACTTTTGTAAAATTTCAAAATTTCTCTTAATTCCTTTTTTTCCAAAATTTCTAAATTCCTTTCTGTGAGTGTGAGTTACTACTATATATAGCAATCTGCAAAGTCGTGTGCGAAGGGTTGTTATCGTTGCGTGTACTCTCACCACTCGTTCTTTACGTTCTTTACGTTCTTTACGTTCTTATATAATAAAGATAGGGTGTCTATTTTTTATACAACGGATGTATAATTTTTAGACAACCGGTGTCTATTTTTTATACAACGGATGTATAATTTTTAGACAGCAAATCCATTTATTTAATCTTGATATTTAGAATAATTAGGTACATAAATGGTGGTATCTTTATTGGATGTCTTATAATCAATATACGAACCTTCTTTTAGGATTTTCATAAATTTGTCTACTGTCATTCTTGTTTTCCATCCTAAATCATCTTTAATTTGATCCATTGTAGTAACGAAGGACCCAACCTCGCCACGTTTGCTATCAAAAGTGGCATTAAAGAGGCAATACGTGAATAAATGCCATGCTTTAGAATCTTTAAAAACGGGATCCTTCATTGCTTTTCTATACAGTTTTACATAGCCTTTCGTATCTACCTCTCTAGCCATTTCATTGTTAACATCCTTTCTTTTATAAATTTCCAAATTGTGATAAAATATATCTTGCCTATGTGGCAGAATGGAGAGTGGTCTTTTTGACAAAACTTTTGATTTTGCCCTGTTCTCTTATTGTGGGGACAACAAACTGATGCCTCGACAGGTCAACAGGCGTAAAAATAATTGCTCTGTAGTTTTCACTTTCGTGAAGGAAATCACGTTAATAACGCAGTGATGGCACACGTTAAAATGCTAAAGAACTACATCAATTCCCATGAATCATCAACTAACGGGCAAACCTTTAACTAGCTTTTTTGAAGGCTATCATGCAGAACTGAAACTGCATAAGTGATGATGCGTACATAGAAGCATTATGCGCTATATAGTGTAGTGATTAAGCTTTATACTTTTTCGCTTGCATATGTAAAGAGTAAACAAATTCAGGCAAACGTCAGTAAGAATAGCGCTCTTATTGACGTTTTGTTTTGCCTAGAAAAATATTTTATCAACACTTACATTTGGAAATTTCTTTTTAAACTTCAATAGGAATTCATAGCTTGGAGTTTGATAACTACTCTCAACCTTGTAGTAATACGAAGGTGAAACCCCAATTTGAATTGCCATGTCTTTTTGTGATAACTTCTTGGAATTTCTAAATTCCTTTAACTTATCCATTTTGAAAACCTCTACATTGACATTGGATCAAAGTCATCAACTGGAACTTTTTCAGTTTGTTTTTCCTCATTGATGATATCTTGCATTGTTGGTGCAGTAGTTGCTTCAATTGCTTGATGTACTTGAGGAGTTTCTTCTACAACAAAGTTGCTTGTCGTATCTTCGACACCCATTTCTTCAGGAACATACATTCCTTGGAATTCTGATGTAAAAGCTTCTCTTAAACATTGAGCAACTGCAACTTTTCTAATCATTGTTGCTGGTTTACCACTCCATTGAGCGTTGACTGTTCCATCTTTCTTTTTACCAACATATTCATCAAGTGATACTTCTACACGTTCAGGTTCTCTGTCTTTTCTATAGACTTCACACCATCCGCCTACAAGTTCTTCTCTTGATGGAATATAGAATGTACCAACACGATAATCAATCTTACCTTCAGCAGTTAAAACAATGATTCCTGCTTTTTTTCCTTGATATTCGGGGTGTTTATCTGCTCTTTTTTGATAGACATCTTTAGAAACAACCATTGTTGCTGGACTACTACCATATTTGATTAAATGTGCTTCTTTGATGAATGGATTTAACTTTTGTGCTGAACATAATGCGATGAACAATTTAACTTCTTGATCACTCACATTACCTCCTCCAGCAACCAAATAGCTTTTTACGATATTTGAGCTTAATTTAATTTCTCCTGTATCTGTTTTAATTGTTGTAATTTTGTTTTCTCTTGCTTGACTTGCTTGTTGTACCATGCTTTGTACTGCCATAATTTATTTTCTCCTTTTGTCTTGTAATATTTTTTAAACATGAATTTCAAAATCAATCGAAGCTAGATCATCCACTAATGATTTGGCTTCTTTTAATAATTCTATTAATTTTTCAGCTTTCTTTGTTTCTTCATCAATGTTTTTTATTTCAACATTCAGTGTGATTTTTTGAATGTTGGATTCTTTAGTTGTTTCACTAATATCTAATAATTCAAAATAGCTTATATTTAATGCATTAGCTACTTTTTTTATAGTTTCTAATTTCAAGGTTTCTTTAGATTCGTATTGGCTTACCATAGGCTCACTCACATTTAATAATTTTGCTAATTCTTTTTGAGTAAGCCCCCTTTTTTTTCTTACTTTCCTTATGTTATCTCCTACAGTCATTAATTAACTTCCTTTACGTTATATTTATTGATTGCTCCTGTTTGTGGGTCGCTAAGTTCTTTTTCAGTTAATTTAACTTCTCCAAAGCCGAATGTTGGATTGATGCTTTTGATTACATCCATGTATCTGTTCAACATTTGAAGTGCTGCTAAATCACCTTCAAACTCAAACGTTTTCTTCCATGTTCTGCCTTGGAACTTTTCAGGCGTTTGCTTGATTTCAGTAACGATATACTTATCATTTACGTTAGCAATCGTTTCTTCTCCACGTTTAACTGGTGTGTATTTAGGTTGATTTTCAACTGTTTGAGAAGCTTGTTTTTTGATTTCTTCCAACTCTTTTTGATGTTGGATTTCAGCTTCTTTTTGTCTCTTTTCAAACTCTTCCTTTTGTTGTTGAAGTTCTGCTTCTTTTTGTCTCTTTTCAAACTCTTCCTTTTGTTGTTGAAGTTCTGCTTCTTTTTGTTGAGCCACTGTTTGTGATTGCTTTTTGATGTTGTCTACTTCATCAGTAATCATTTCAGTTACTTTAGGAAGACCTTCAGTATTTAAAAGAGCTTGATATTTTTCTCTTGAAATAAGCTTTTCATCAATATTTGCAATAAGACATGCATTGATGATTGTTTTTTCAACCATTTCTAAATTCAATTTGTCATTCTTTTCTTTTTCCATTAAAGCATTGAATTGTGCTTCAACTTGTTCTTCAAATTTCTTTTTGGATGTTGAAGCGTTAAGCCATTTTTCATCAAAAACGAACTGATCAGCATATTCCTTTGAAATCATCTTTCTAGAAATCAATACTTCTTTTAGTTGATCAATAGCTGCTTGACGTTCTTTTCTAATAGCTTCTTTTTGCTTTTGAACAAATACATCCACATTTTCAGCTACTGTATCTGCAGTATCATTTAATGCATCAATAACCTTCTTTATTTTTGATTCAAAAACTTTGAATTCTTCCATGTATTGTTTTTCATTTCTTTTTAAATCTTTTTTTAAATCTTTTGCGTAGTTTCGATACAAAGGAACTATTCCAATTGTTTTTTTAATGAAATCTTTATAATTTTTTTCATCAACCACTACACCTTTTTTGGCCTCGATTGCTGGTATTAATTTTAAAAGGTCATCTGCATTCGATTCTATAAATCCACCATTAGGTGGAAGGTTGACAACTATAGATAGGTTTTTTTCGTTGATAGCAACCTCTTCTTCAATAACTTTAGCTTTGGCCTCAACGACCTTTTCTTCAGTTGGTCTAAAGAATTCGATAACGCTGACAACTTTATAACGTTCATCTAACACTTGATTAGCTGGTTGCCAGAAGATTGCATTGTCTTGTTTTAAAATGACAAACGCTTTATCTCCTGGATATGTTAGCTTTACAACTGGTTCTCCATTCACAAGAAAGCAGTTGTTGATTGATAGGAAATTGATTACTTTTTCAAATTCTTCTTTGGTTGTGATTTTTACAGCTACTAGCTCATTGAGTAGCCCTGATTGAAACTCATTCATTTTTTTCCTTCTCCCTTCTACGATAAAAACTTATTTATGAAATACACTTGACCTTTACCTGTTACTTTAGTAGTCAATGTAATCCTTGTACTTCCATCTGGATTAGTAATTGTTCTTTCTTTGACTTCAAACAATCCAAGATCCATTGATTTTTGTGTTGGCTGATTATAACGTTCACCTTTTTTAATTAGATATTCGTTTTCTCTCATCCACTCAAACAAACGATTTTGACCAATTTCATAGCCATTTTGTCTGATAAGCTTTGCCAACTGACCAATCAAAATTGATTCATTGCTGGCACTTACTGCATCAGCAAATAGAGCTTTAGGTTTCAATTCTTTATTTTCTTCAATCAAACCTTGTTTTTCTTCCATCAAAGCTTTTACTTGTTTTCTTGAATACTCAAGTGCTCTATTCATTACAGCTTCAGGACTGTTCCATCTTCTTTCCAATTCCAAGAAGTATTGTCTGACTTCTTTTCCTTTGTCACTGCGTTGGATCATTGCAATTTCTTTTGCCATGTCTAAAGTGATTTGATAATCTGTTGATGGTCTACCACCAGAACTTTCTTCCAAAATTGGAAGAAAGTCGTTGCTTTCTTGAAATCCATATTCGCACATACGATTAAACCATGTTGTGAATACTGATTTGATACCTAAAAATTCATGTAATTCTCTTGCTGACAATGTAATGCGGTCATTGTCATAATTTACTTTTAATAGTTCATTCATATAGGTTCTCCTTTCTAACTGACTTCTTTTAATTCTTTGTTTCTGTTTTCAAGGAACGGTGGTGGTGTTTGTGTTTCGATTAAGTTCCAGTACCACAACTCCGTTTTAAATAGATATTTTGCATCTAGCACCAAATCATCATAGTGAAGATAAACAACTCTTGTTTCTTGCTTCCCTGCACCATTATTTGCCCACGGAATATCAAGAATTGCATATAAGACAAAATGCCTTAATCCAGTGGTTATCATGTAATGCAATACTTGGAAATAGTAAGTAATTGGAATGTGATCATTGGCCCATTCTTTTAACATCGCACCATTTTGGATGGTCGTTGATTTTATCTCTAATCCCCATTTTTCTTTGGTTGCAATTTCAATCATTGCTCCATCAAGATTTGCTCTTAAAAATGGATATTTCTTGTTTGAAAGACTGATATCTTTCGTATCAATCAATTCAAACTTGTTTTTATAAAGAACACCGAACAAATCAATGAGGACTGGTTCCAATGCATTCCCTTTTTCAATTGCCTCACTCGTTTGAAATACAGGCTTTTTAGCACCTGTCTTTTCCTCCCACAATTCATAAGGTGTTTTGTAATTGTTTACGTTCATTACAATTCCTGCATCAGAACCACCAATTCCTTTACCTCTTAATTGATGCCAATGTTTTTCATCTTTAACATAATCGATGTTGCAATTAGGAAAGAACTTCTCATAGTTCGTAGTTTCCATCTTCTAGATCCCTTTTGCATTGTGCTAATTCCTGATTGAGATAACCAAGTTGAAGATAATCATCACTGTCTAGATGATCCTTACATTCCATGCAAATGATTGAACTCTCTAAATCAGCAACTCTTTCTTCTAATTCTTTCTTTTTCATCCTCTAAAGCTCCTTTAAATTGTTCTTGGATGTAGTTATCCAATTCATTACTGCAATGCATGAAAGCATTTTTAGCCGGTGTAAACATTTCTTTGACCTTTTCAATGTCAATATTGATTGGAGCCATTTCTAAGAAAAGACTTCCTAAGATGTTCCAATCAGCATTAGCTAATACCGAAAGTGCATTTCCATCTTTCTTGATGCTTAATTCTAATTTAAGTAATGGTACTTCTGGTCTTTCATCTGTTCCTGTTTCCTTTTCAGTTGAACCAATTTGAACAACCTTGACATCTGCACCTGCAGCTTTTGCGGTTTGGATGATGTCTTCTAAATCTTTTTTTGTCATATTCTATTCCTCTCTTTTTATAGATTTCTACTGTGTACTTTTGCGTTTTTGGACTGTCAACGAAGATATCTATCTTGTTACCCTTAATCGCTCCACCGCAATCTTCCGCAAGATATTCATTTCCATTGATTTTTATAATCGAACCATATGGTATGATTGTAGGATCTACCGCTATGGTTCTTCCTTCTTCAGCAATAGCACCTGTAGAAGTTAAACGACCGTATTGATCTTCTCCTGGGCCAGTAGTAAGTAATAGTAAACTGACCAAGAGTTCTTCATTTTTGAAGTTCTTCTAATTGAGCTATAAGATACTTGTTATCTTCTTGAACACTGTCATATAAACCTTCAAAGCGGTTCTTATCAGCTAAAGCATCACTGTAATAATCTTCCAAAAGAGAAATCTTTCCCTTTTGTTGTTGAACTTTTGTTTTATAAGCATCCAATTTGTTTTGGTAGTAACAGATTGGAGTAATGATACAAAACATCACTAATATTGAAATAAGAAAATATGTTCTTTTTTTGACTTTCATATTGCATTTTCTCCTTTAATGACTTAGAATTTAATTGCTATGTTGTGTGCCTAGATATAGGCACCTTTTTTATATACTCCTGACCAAGATTGCTAAACAGTTAGCGATAAAACAACCGATAACAATAATCGTGGCCAAACCTCTTGCTGATAGTTTCATAAATCACACCTCCTTTTCGTTCACTTCAAACATTGCAATGTATTCACATTTTTTAAGGAACTTTTCCTCATGTGTTGTAAGTCCACCTGATAGAAATAAGTTTTTGACTTCTACTTCAAATCTTCCTGATTCATAGCCCAATTCAAAACGATTTCTTGGATAATCTTCTCTTTGAGAAATTCTAAGAATTGCTAGAAATTTTTTATCTATTTCATTCTTGATCATTTCTCTATCCGCACGAACCAGCATTTTTCTATCTCTTCTATCTTTGGCAATCTTATTTGCCAATTCATAGTAGGATTTTTGATACCATTTGAATTCCTTTAACATGTGTACTAAAACTGCAATGACAACAAACAAAATACAGCAGATGATAATTAATGAATTTTTACTCATAAATTTTCTTTTCCTTTCCATTACTGACCACCAAGGAACCAACCTCGTGTTATTTAAAATGATTAATTTCACAATATTAGGACCATCTTTATGATTTATATGACTTTTTTATTTGTTCAGGAGTTGAGATTGGCTCCTGGATGATCAGTAATTTATTTAATTGTTTTAACTAAGAGCTTTTTTGTACTGTTCTTCGATATAATCATCAAGAACACTTTTAGCAATCAAAGAACCGTTCTTATCTGGAATATGTCTTAGCTTATTACTTTTAACCAAGGCATACGTTCTGTTAATTCCAATTCCTAAATAGGATGCTGCTTTCTTTACTGAAAACAATGGACCATATAGTTCTCTTGCCATGATTACCTCTCCTTTCCTAAATTCCAAGTAAGATAGAACCTTCAAACCTTTTTCTTAATGAATGTTTTACATAATGAAGTTCTTCATCTTCTAAAGTTTCCATGTTTAGAATTTCTAAAATTTGATTTAGAACACCAACGTAATCATTAATGATTTGTTCTGTTGTTTTTTCTTCTCTTCTTTCTTTGACATTGATGTAAGCTGTTGAACCATTAATAATTCTTTCTAGATATTGTTCTCTTGTTTCATCCATAGTTTTTTTTCTCCTTTCTAAAAACCCCAAATTCTTGTATTTAATAAAGTGTCTTTTTAGGAAACTTCATTAAATATCAGTTAAAATATGTTTGTGCTTTAAGACAGAACGTACAACGGTTTTAATTTGAATTGGACATTTTGTCCATTTTTGAAGTAAAAAAAATTTGATCTATAGTTAATGATTTATCAAATTTTCTTAATTCATCTCTAATCAACAACATTTCTTGAGGGGAAAAATTAATACGACCTTTCTCTTTTAAACAGTACGTTTTTCTATCTTTTCCTATAAGATTTGCGAAATCTTGCTGTGTATAACCGTAGTACCTTCTATAATTGACAACTGCAATAGTAATCACCTCCAATATTGGACATATCGTCCAACTACAATTTCATTATATCTACAGTTTGTCCATTTGTCAATTATTTTTGCCCAATTTGTCCAAATATATTAACCAATTTGTCCAAATATATTATACTTTAATTATAGATTAGACAATTTGTCTATATAGGAGGCAATAAAATGACAAACAAAATAAGCTTTGCAATGAGGCTAAAAAAATTGCGAGAGCAAAAAAAATTAAATCAGACTGAACTTGCTAATTTGCTAGAAGTATCTAATGGATCAATAAGTAAGTGGGAACGTGGCGATAGACAACCTGATTATGAAACTTTAGAAAGGATTGCAGATATATTTAATGTAACTATTGATTACTTATTAGGTAGAAGTGATGCCAAATATAAATCAGATGATTCTCAAATGTCTTTCTCTACTCCACAAGAAGCCTTAAGCTTCATTTTAAAACAAGAAATGGTAGCCGATTTTGGTGGGTATGATTTAGAAAATATGTCTGATGATGAAATCATGGAAATGGCAGATGATATTGCTGATATGTTGAAGATTATATCTAGAAAGCACAAATAATATTAATTAAGGGAGTGTGCTTATGGATGAATATAAACAGTAAAATAGAAGCTCTATTTTATGAATTTAAAACATCAAATGTAAAAGAAATTGCTGATCACTTGGATGTATCTATCCAATATCAAAATTTCAAAGCAAAAACTTTAGATTCAAGACTGATGATTGTTGATTCTAAAGGATACATATTTGTAAGAAGTGATTTAGATTGTGCATATGAAATTTTTTTAATAGCACACGAGTTAGGACACTACGTTCTGCATTTTGATAAGGACATCAGTTTTAATTTTCTAAGGCGAGTCTATAAAACTCGTTTAGAAAGAGAAGCAAATGAATTTGCTATTAGATTACTGATGTTCGAAGAACTACATAATATAAAAGATATTGAAAATATTGAATTTATTGTAAAAGAAAAAGGAATACCGCTTAAAGTGTGGTATTCGTTGAGTGAGAAATTAGTGTAGAAATAACGATTGGAGGATTAAACATTGGTAAAAAGTATTTTTGATTTAGAAAAAGCGTATGAAGAAAAAAATGAATATAGATATTATTTGGAACAACTTCCTATGGAAGGCGACTATGATAATGAAGTTCATAGATACATTGATAATTTAGAAAATGAAATTAGACATCAAAATAAAGAAGATTTCGACTATTGTGTAGACCAATTAGTTGATTACTATTATCAAAATCAAGAAATTTACTTTGATAATAATGCTGAATAAATAAAAAACCTACTCTTGATTGAGTAGGCTTTTTTTAATGTAAAATATTCAATTGTTTCTTGACGTCGAATTATTTAACTAAAGTATAGAATAGCTATAATACAATTAAATTTTACACATTTGATTATACTACTTAATTATTTGCTGTAAACTCCCCATTGCTCATTCAACTTTTCGATTTGATATTGATATTTCAAATTTTCTTGTTTTAATTTCTCAATTTGATTATCTTTTTCGATAATTTGAAAATGATGTTGAGTATTTTTGGCAAGTAAACAAACAATCAATAAAAGTAATACAATGATAATAATCTTTAGTTTTTTCATTCTAAACACCCATTAATTTCAAAATAGTGTTTCTTCCTGCAATTCCATCAACTTTCAATCCTCTATCTGATTGGAATTGTTTTACTGCAGCTTCTAATCCACTACACATTAATGTAATTTCTACTGCTGTAACAAGGTATTGAGTTTCTTTACGTTTTACATAGTGTTGACCTAAAGCAGCTTTACTGTTTTTACCAAAAGCACCATCAACTTTTAAGTTTTTGCCATAGTCCAAATTAATAGCATGTTGGAAGCATCTAGCAATATTTGCTTGAGTCTTAGGACCATATGCACCATCAGTTGCAATTGAATGACCTGTAAAGTTGATTGAATGTTGTTGACCTCTTGCAATCAAACTGTCTAAGTTATCATTTTTAGCAGCAGCTGGAACTACAGTGCCTGTGCCTAATGCTCCAGTTGTAGAGTTAACAATGTTATTCTTGAATGTTTGCCATACGTTATCATTTAGTAAACCATTACAGTTTGGGCATAATTTACCATTGACATCGTAATGACGTACAACGTGATCAATATCAATATTGTATTTTTTCATCAATGCACGTGCTAACGAATAAGTATTAGCAAGAGTTTCATCGCAAATATGAACAGTACCCTCTTTATGGTTATCGCACATCTCAATAGAAATTGAGTTAGTGTTTTTAATCGTACCATAATATGGGTGGTGATTTGATTGACATTACCTCCAACCGCATAAGCAGCATAATTATCTGGAACACTTTGAGTTACTGGATCATCATCTACAAAATAATGAGCAGATGCTTTAACAACTTCCCTAGCAAAATATTTTCCATTTGCTTCATCACTATCTCCATCATTGCTTGTATAATGAATAACTAAGTATTTGATTTTTGATAAATCTCTTTTACTTCCATAATTGGCACGGTTGGCTAAATTTTGTTTTAATTCATATGACATTTCTATTTTCTCCTTAATTTTCTTCCGCAAAAGTCTAATCTTCTGATAACATATCACTTTGACTTGCTAACCATCCTAACTGCACACCGCTTGTCCCATGAAAGGCAATTGCTTTATTACCCATATCAATATGATCTACATTAATAACTTCATCATTAGGTGTTTTGAAAGATACGTTTGTTGCAAGTTCAATGTATTGGTCTTTGCCATTCCATCCTTTACGTTTCACTTTCATTCCACGTTTTAAATACTTAATAGCTTCATCAAACCCAAAAGTGGCCTCTCCACCTAATTCTGGGCAGTTTTCTTCATCAGCAAGAATCCATCCATCATCAAGAATATTAGATAACGTATAAATGACTCTTTCAGTTTCTCTAATATCCATTTCTTTGCCTTCTTTGGTATGCATAATGACTGTTTTCTTTTCATCATCCCAATACCAATATCCACCCCAACTTGGAAGTTTAATTCTTTCTCCGTTATACATAAGTTTAAACGCTCTTTTAAATTTCATATTTCTATTCTCCTAACTTTATGCATCTATTTTCAAATTTCTTATAAGCATTAATATAGAGCTCTTTCTTGTCTCCATTGTACGTACATTCATACAACATAGCTCCTTTATTTGATGCACTTAAAATAGCCTTATGGTTTTGTAATGTCTTACATTGCCAAACAACAAAAACTACAAAATCTTCTTTTTTATCCATGTGTTGCTCATTGTGCTTTCTAACTTCTTCTTTACAAATTTCAATAAATTCACCTGAACTCATTTTTTTCTCCTTTTTTACTAAAAAATTTCTAAAATAAAAGCAATTATCATAATTAAACCGAAAATAAAAAGTGGGATAAGAATTTTACATAACCCACAAATAAATAGATCAATAAGTTTCAAAGCAATTAAAAGAATGAATAATACTTTGATTACAGTTTTCATATCATATCTCCTGATTTTGAGCAAAAGAAAAAGCCAACTTTCGTTGACTTATTTTTACTGTTTTTGTTCCCAAAACCATTTTTTTGCTTTGTTGTACGCATCAATTGCTTCTTGAGGGACGCCTTCTAATTTTCCTTCATAAATTTGAATGGCATAAGGATCATAAATATCTATGCATTTTTGAATTTCTTCTGGGTACTTTATATACGCTGACATTCTATTTCCTTCCTTTCTTATTCCCAAAAAGTTTTTTTCTTAATTCTTCCATTTTTTCTTCCAATTCTTCAGGGGTTAAATCATCGAATTGATGTGCTGTATCATCTCCATCATATTCAGTCCATTCATAGTTTCCTTTTCTGATTCTTTCAGCAATTTCTTCCTCCGTAACAGGAACAACTGTTACCTGAATTCCTTCATTATCATTTTTTTTCAGTTCTTTTTCTTCCATAATTCCATCCTGCTTCCTCTGAAATTCGTTTTAAAGTTAAATGTCTAATATCATTTTCACTTGCATCAGGATATTGACTTGCTACCCAATTACGTTTTGCATTAAAATAACTTCTTAATTCCTGACGTGCTTCTTCAGTTGATAAGTCAATTCTAGCATCTTTTGGAATTGAAAAAAAGTAAGTTTCACCATCACTATTGATAACTAACATTTCACCAATTGCTTTGTTGTTATTGCAACTAATGATATCCCCAACAGATGGAGGAGATTTTTTAGGGTGATTGTGCACCATTGTAAGACTGTTTTCATCTGCCTCAGAAATAATCTTATACATTTCTTTACTAGGATTCACATGTGACTTGTTACTGGAAGTTGATAAATTTCCAATTTGTTGTCCTGTTTTTTTGTTTGAAATAGCTATATATTCATAACCATCTTTTAAAGAAAGACTATCTATTTTTGCGAATGTTTCAATAATTTTTTCTTCTTTTTCTTTCGAATAATCAAAGATTTTAGGAGCACCATCGTATTCAGCACTGTTGATTTTTTTTCGTATCTTACCGTTTGAATCTTCTCCAAAAAATGGGCGTTTAACAACTTTCTCTCTTGGATAAGCCTTTTTAAGAACATTATCAATACCATGTTCTTTCTTGAATTGAATGTTGCTATCTTTAATGAATTGAGAACGCTTATCTTGCCATTCTCTAATCTTTTTAGCTTCTTTGGTGGAATCCACACCGCATTCATCAAGAATATTCTTTCTTTTCTTCCAAGAACGAATCTGACGTTCATAATATCTTTGCTTTTGTTCCAGCTCGTATTGATCATCATTCCTGTTCTTGTCAAATTCTTCGGTATCAACCAGATTGTTCTTATACTCATAATCAGTAACTTCATAAAAAGAATGTCTACAGTTTGCTCCTCCTAGACCATCAACACGGCCATATCCCGTTGCCTTTTTAAAGTTCTGTAGACCTTTTACAGGAGTATGAAGATAAAACAATTTGCCCTGCCACTCTTGATGGGATGGTCGAGCACCACCATGACTTGAAGTCTTTACAATGTTGATACCCAACTCTTTGCAGTTATCCATTTTAAATTTTAAAGACGTTTGATTGACACCACTTGTAACTGCTCTTTTCACTGCAGCGTCCATTGAAGTTGTATGATCAGTATAACCAACTACTTCGATACCTTTTTGAGAAAGCTTTCTGATTGATGATTCAATGGCCTTGTCAGCATTGTTTCCTGCAACAATTTTAGAATATGCTTCATCACATGCTTTTATAAATTGCTTGTTGGTGCATTTTCTTGAAATGTTGCAAAGGTTTTTGATTTCGCCTTGAGTATCCTTGATACCTTTGTTCAAATTCTTATTTGACCTGTTCAACATGTCTTTTTTAGAAGTTTGAGCATCAGTATCTTTCAATCTCGAAAAAATATTGCTGACCGTCATTGCTATTCCATTCTTGATAGCTGTTTTTACTTTGCTTTGAGACGATTTCTTGACCTTTTGAAATTCAGTACCCGAATATTCAAAAAACTCTCTACAGGCTTTATTTTTCCATTTTGGATACTCTTCTTCGATATCTTCTAAAGATGCAAGATTTCTTAAACGCAAACCCATCCAAATTAAAAGAAGAGTTTCCAATGTGCTGAAGTCATTTGAGACATCATCACCCGACTCTTCTAAAAATTTATCAGTTAACATTTACATCCTCTTCTGTATCGTCATCTTCATCATCATATTCAATGCCTTCATCAGAATTTTCAGCAACTTCTCTTTTTGCTTCTTCTTCACTCATGCCTTGCCATTTGACTTTGTATTTCCATTCAGGCATCAAACCAGCATTGACTTCTTGAAGGTCGATATTTCTTTGTTTTTCAGTATCGGTCAAGATACTGTCTCCCCAATCAGTTTCAACAACACATTCCATAGACTTTGATTTGCCCATTCCGATAGCATAAACATTCATTGCATATGCTATATCTTCAAGTACAGTATTCAAACTGTCTTGAATAGCTGAAACAGTATCATATTTTCTTTGTTTGGATGACTTGATTTCTTCCGCAGTTTTATCGACTTGTTGTGGATCACTTAAATCTCCATATGATAAACCACATTCAAATTCAATTCTCTTTAGAATATCATTAAATCCTGCAGCATAATTGGCATCTCTTAATTGAGGAGCATGTACTTTGATTAAATCATTGATGTTTGTTGCTTGTCCTGATGAATTATCGATATCGTATGTTCTGTACAATCTTTTCTTTCCTTCAGGAAGTTTTGGTTCATTAGTACGTGAATCAATTTCAAATGCATCACTTGATGCTTCAACTGCCATTTCGCCACCAACGAATTCCCAAATGTATCTGCTGTATTGTTCCTCTGCATCTTTAATCAGATTGATTGCTTTGACATAACAAGGTACACCGAGCGGGGACATCTTATCAATTGTATTGATGACTGGTGTTTTGAAGTAAGAAAAAAGCGGTCTGTCAACGCCACCAATCTCAAAATGTTCCTCTAAATCTTTCCACTCTGGAATAGTATCCAATGGAATTTGATTGCCAAAATCCGTATAGAAATTGTAATTTCCTTGAGAATAATCTTTTTTCATAAATGCATAGTTTTCAAACGTATTTACTCCATTTTCATATTTTTGATATTCTAATCGAGTATACACGTTTTTGCCTTTAAAAATCTGTTCTACAAAGATACCTGCGGTGATTTTCTTTCTTCCGTTAAACGTAACAGGAAAAAACTTATCAGCATGTACAACATCAACAAATATTTGATTGTCACTTACATATGGCTTAAAAACAACACCGCCTTCGCCTAAAGCCCATTGAAGATTTTCATTCATATCTTTAATGAATTCTTGATATTCCTGATTGACAAAATCATTTGATATGACTTTTGATATCAATTCTCTTGTTGAAGTTTTAGAAAGTTCCTCACTGATCCCTTGTGCCAATGCTAATGATTTGACACCTTTTTCTTTACTTAGCCAAGGCTGTTTGTTTTCTAAAATCTTATTCCATAAATCAATTGAATCGACCATGTCATTCGACATTGCAATATCGATATCGAAAAATTTATTTATATCTTTTGTTGCAAACATTCTGTTCTTAATCCTTTCTAGAAATTTCTTTATTGCTGTAAACACTAATCATCCTCACCACCTTCATTCTTCTCGACATCAGGAAGATATCTTTTAATGTATTTCCAAATGCCCATGATGTAATATCTCAATGCATCCATGCAGTGATCATCATCTTTTACTGGTTTTTCAACACCACTTTCAATGCTTTTTTTATCATAGCTGTAAATAACGATTTCATTCAAAAGCATTTCCTGACGTGCACCAAACAGTACTTTTTGAAATGCTATTGCTTTTTGGACTCTTGAAATCCCTAATTTGACATCATTTTGAGCACCTCTTATTTTTATAAACGGACAGGCTCTTTTGATTTCTTCAGCAAGTCCTCTTGCACTTGGGTCAATATAGAGGTTTCGAGGATATTGTCCAAATTCTTCCTTGATTTTTTCGCACATCTTCTTGAATTTAAATGCATACTCACTAGGTGTCAGCTGTTTACCACTTTCACGCCCTGAATGATAAAATTCATCAAGTCCAAAAACAGTTTTCTGTGTGGGGTTGAGTCCCCAAAACTCAAATACTGTTGCATTCATTTGACCATAGTCGCAAGATGCATCAATCCTTGTAATTCCATCTATTTCATCATTTGTAAGGTTTCTATCCAAAACATGTTTATCTTTATCAAACATGTAATAGACGATTTCATCCAAACCAATTGATATTCCTAGCCAAATCCAGTTGTACATTCTTTCATCGACTTTTTTCATTTCCATTGCTGATTGAATAAGCTTTTTACCAAGCCACTTTTCTGGTACATCTCTATAATCAACATGGATATGAATGCAGTCGCTACGCTTTTCCATCTTTTTGACCCATTTAAAAATAGGTGCGTTAGGATTTTTAGGCGGGTTGAAATAATATTCCATGCAGAATTCATCATCATTACCACGTACGAATGTTGCTTCTATGTTGGATATTTCATCTTCCCCTTGGCCACGTTCGAAAAACTCAGTAAGCTCATCTAAAATAACAAGCTTGATAGGTTTTTCCTCATCAATGATTCCTTTTGTATCATCAATAGAATCGTTTCCTGTAAAATAAACCGAATTGCCATTTTTAAGATATGTAATCTTCATTGGATTCTTGGTTATCTTGAATTGTTTTTTCTTCAACCCTAGACGTTTGATTGCACGTTTAAATTCATTGTAGACAGTCTTAGAAAGCTTATTGTGGAACTTTCTCATGACTATTACCGAGCATTCATCTTCGCTTACAATCTTATAAATCCCATGAATAGCAGCATAGCTTGATTTTGTTCCAGCACGACCACTATCCATAATTTTATGAACGTGTGAAATGTCATTGAAGCAAGTCAAGAACTTTGGAATGACAATATCTGAAATACGTACCTGTTTTTTCTTAAATTGGTGCATCATTTATAATTTCAACTCCATCATCTTCTTGATCATTCGTATTCAATTGCTTTTTCAATACTTCAATTTTGAGTTTTTGTTCTTCGTTGGCCATGTTCAAATGACTTGATAACCATTCGAGAGCTCTAAGAGAATCTGACATTTTAATTGCCTTTCCATCCAATTCATCGGAATCTAAAAAAGCAATATCAATGTATCTTTGAACAATATCGTTAGGATCCAAAAGAATATCAGTATATAACTCTTGCTTTAGTCTTTTAATTTCTTCTTGGATTTCAGGCTTTTTAAACCATCTTGATGCCATGACACAAGCACTGTTATATTTAGCTTTGGGTTTTATTTTTAAATATGCTTTGACTTTATTGTGATATTTCAAATAATAAATACAAAAGAGCTGATGTTCTTCATCCAGCTCACTTGTTTCTACTATTTCTTCAGCTATTTTTTTGCATTCTTTTTTGGTGTGCACACTTTTATTTTGGTGTGCACCCTTTTTCTTCTTTTTTGACCATTCATAGCGACGGCTCCATGACTTGACAGTGTTGATTGTCGTACCATATTTTTTAGCAATTTCTTTTTGCTTCATGCCGTTTTTATAGTCTTCAAACGCTAACTCGTGTTTTTCCAAATCATGTCACCACCTCCATTTTTTTATTTATATAAACAACAGTTAAAACTGCGACGTTGTTCTTTGCAAAAGAAAAAAAGCTCCCGTAAGGAACTTTTTTGCAAGGGGTTTAACCTATATGTCTGAACTGTGATTTTAAATTAAATGGGATTGTTTCATTTCTTTAAAAACCACAATAGCATAATAGCACGGAAATAAGGGTTCAATCTAGGTCCACTTTGGGTCCAATTAGGGCTCACTTTGGGTTCATTTTGGGTCCAAAATGGGTCCACTTTTAATAAAAAGTTATCACTTGTGATAAAAATGTTCTTATTTATGGCTTTTGATACTATTTCTAGAGATTCGAAACACTGCTTTTATTCGCTTTTCTGCACCACTCCCAAATAGACATTTTAAAACAAAATGTGATAAAATAAAAAAGCACATCCAAAGATGTGCAAAATATACTACGGAGGTACTAGCAACATGCTATTTACATCAAGCAAGAATATTAGCTTTGGTGTAAGGAAAGGAGCAAGTATTCATGGAATACCTAGTGATGCTCTTTTTAATCTTAGTAGCAACTAAAATGTTGTTGAACTAATCCCACACTTACTTAAAGCTAGTATTCGAAGTAGAAAAAGAGGAAGAATTGCCGTTCTTCCTTTTTTCTTTTAGCATGCTATTTTATTCCCATACTTACAAAAAGCATTGTAGCTATGTTGTTTTTACAATGATTTTGATACTTCCAAGCTACATAAATAATATAACACAAATAAGAAAAAAATGAAGATTTTTTAGGTGAATTAAGGTAAAGTTAGTTAAACTTAAGCGTATTTAGGTGTATTTATAGACATATATAGACTTTTAGAGATTATTTTGACGAATAAAAAAGAATGAAATTTCTATTCATTCTTGATACTTTTATAAAAAATATTATTCAATTTTTCGAGCGATGGGCGGTGTTCCATGTCAAGATATCTAGATAATTCTAAACATGCTTTTGGAAATTCTCTTTTGTAAGTTGATTTGCTGATACAAAATGATTCTTCTAATGTGTCAATCATGTCATTGTACCCTCTTGAACATACATACGTTCTAATGATGTTTCTATGCCCTGCGTTGAGTAAATATACTAACGGCATAAATTTATCAAGTTCTTTGTTAAAGAGCTCTAGGCGCTTTGTTAGAAGCTCCCTGCGCAACATATTAGAAGTGATTTGTTCTCCTTTTGGTTTTGAAAAACCTCCAGGAGCTTCATCACTGTATTTAATTGATTGAGGGCTTGGAATGTCCTCAATTTCAAATGTTAAAGAGAATTTTTCAATATTTATTAGGCGTAATTCTCTAAGATATTTTTTAACTTCATCAATGATCTTCTTTTCTTCATCTGTATATTTCATTCCTTGCCCTCCAAAATAATTAATTATTAATTTTTGTGATCTTGATAAATTGCATAAGCAATTATCCCTGCCAATTCAGCAAGAATAGTTGCTGCAACTCCACACCAAAATGGGTTAATGTACATTATTTATCACCATCTTCTTTTATTTCTACATTGCCTTCTTCAAGGTACTTTCTTTGTATTTCAAGTTTTTCAATTGCTTTCAAATGCAATTCCTTATCAAAATTAGTTGCACACGTTAAACGACCAATAACGTATTTGATTTCTTGATTAGTCAACTGACAATCATTAAGCTTTTTAATTAATATATTCATTTCAATCACCTTTTTTGAATTTTTGACTACATAAATCAATACCATACACAATGCTTACGACCGAGAGAAAATAAAACATGAGTGAATTTCGATATGATTGATTAATGATTGCAGTGATTATATGAGCTATGATGATTACAGTATAAATCGCTAACAGTTTTGTATTTTGTTTTAAAAGCTTTTCTTTTTGTTGACGGTATTCTCGAAGCAAACCGTATAGATTGCTTATTGTTTCATTTGCAAGATCCAATCCACTAATCAATGCCTCATTTTGTTCTTTTAAATTTTTGCAACGTTTTTCTAAATCATTTTCAGCTTCTAATTTAATCTTCTGCATTATTTACCACCTACTCACTTGATTTGATATCAATAACACCATTTTCAATAACTTCTTTTGCTGGAAAGAATTGAATGTCATAGGCATAAGGATTTTCTTTTTTAGCTTTTGTTTGAATACAAGTGTATGTAACATCATTTGACAAATGCGCATAGAACAGCTTGTACTTTCCTTTTCCAGTTTTGATTGTTACGTTTAAATCTCCATCTTCATCACTATCAAGGGAAATCTTTCCCTCAACAGTGAATAATGGATCATTTGTTCTAGTATTAAGAGCAACGACTTTTCTTGTGATTTTAAAGTTGTTTGCATCTTCTCTAATATTCCAATTAACTCTAGATGCTTTTGAACATCCAGTTAAAGCAAATACGCTTGCTAATATGATTAATACTTTTTTCATTTATTTTTTCTCCTCCTTTTTGGAAATATGATTTCTTTCTTGATAAATTTCTACTTCTTTTTCAACTGACTTCAATAAATTCTTTTCTCTTACTAGATCCTTTTCATTGGCGTTCGGTCTAGTGATATAGTATCGCAAAGCATGTTTTACTGTTTGCAACTTTCTATAGTACGTTCCCATTGTTTTTTATTTCCTTCCCATGGAATTTGAACTGGATAATATCTATTTTCTTCAAATGGCCTAGTTAGAACACCTGCATCGCAATAAAACGTTGTCATTTTAGTTTCCTTGGCAAGAGTATCATCAGAATATAAATATGTATTTTCTAATCTTGTAAAAGTTGTAAAGAAATTATCCCAAACCCACATACCAGGAGTTAAATCTTCAAATTTAAGGGGTTGAGGATGCTTGATTTCATTCATTGCATCCTCATAGCCTTCATCATATTGTCCTCTATCATAAATTAGAGCTTTTAGGAGTTCTTCTTTATCAACATTTATGCCGACTTTTCGTACAGCTTTAAATACTGCATTTTCAAAGTCCTCATCCATCTTTTGACGTACTTCTTTCATTATTATTTCTATTGGTGGTTTATACATTCTTCATACCTCCAAATCAATTCATCAATGGTTTCATCATCTTCGGCATCTTGAAAGTAGCCTCTCATCCTCATGCCAACTAATGTACTGATTTCATCAAAGTCATCTCCACCACATCCATCATCAGAGAATTCTTTTAATAAATCTAATTCAAATTTAGTCATCTTCCATCAACTCCTTTTTCCATTCTTCTTTAGATAATCCACATTTTTTAGACATTTTTCCATAATGACACCAAGCTGAATTAGAATGAAGTTCTTCACACGCTTTATCAAGAGCTTTTTCTAACTGATCACAATAGATTTCTAATGTTTCAGCATATTCTTCTAAAAATTCAAATTCTTCAACTTTTGGTCTATTCATTATCAACCACCTCGCAATTATCTAAAATATCTTGGATTTTGTAAGGTTCTTCATCTTCCCATTTGATGAATTTAAAACAATTACTAAATAAAGACATACAACAGCAATCTCTTGTCTCCGTAAACCAACCGAGATTTCCTTTTTGAGGTTTAGTGCCATATGCATGAACATAAACTTTACATTTATCCCTTGCTAGATATTCAAGTTTTTCACCTTTAAGACATTTCAACAATTCAAATTCTAAACGAGATAGCTTGATAGGTTCTTTGTATTCTTCATAGAGCCATTCAAAAGCTTTTACTATGCAACTTCTCATATCGGCTTTACTTTTATCAAATTTGCATCCAGTACACTTACCTTCACAAACACATGGTTTATTATTTACAACCGCAATAAGCTTATTTTGATTCACTATCTCTTTAATCTCTTTTTCATATTTTTCAAAGTTTTTCATCTTCAACCCTCCAGTTTTTGTCCGCACGAATGACAATATTTTTGTCCTTCTATTAAAAGCGATTTACAAGAAGGACACACTAATGCTGTTCTTCGAACAATCGAACCATCAACAGTAACACCATCAGCAAATGCTATTAATGGTTTTTTTGTGTTTCCCTTTTTTTTAGTTCTTTATAATCGATAAGCCATTGTAATAATTGCTCATGTTCTTTAGCACATTTGCAAGTCCCTTTTGATTTTTCTTTGTAATGTTCGATTGCTTCATCTAACGTCATTCTATCCACCGCCTTATTTTCTTGGTTGCAATTTAATCTTATAAATACTGCTTAAGAAATCTATTCCTTTTTGGGTTACATAATAGTAACTTCCTACGATGGCATTAGAAGCTTTAGCAGCATCTCCCCACTTGACTAACTTCTCCCAGCTTTCTTTATACTCTCCACTAGCAACAAAAAAATTTCTATAATACTCATAAACTTTTTGACCTTTTCTAATTTCATTAGGATCAAAGCCTAAGGCGTGGCACATATTGTCAATTTCAAATAAAGCATCATCCATTATAGCCACCCCAATTCTTTAACTTGTTGGTTGATTGCTTTAAGTTCATGGACGAAAATTCCATTACCGCTCATTTCAATAAATTGTTGCTTATCTGCATAAAACTTAATCCAATCTTTGCTTACTTCGTTTTTATACACAATTGTTTTTAATTCACCTTTTATATAATTTTTTGTTAATGAAGTATATCCTAACTCTTCAAACATTTCTTGTGCTGTCATGATCAGTTACCTCACAGTTTTCTAAAAGTTCTTGAATTTCAAATTGGTTTCCGCCCCACACAAATTTAAATAATTTTCCAAATGGTCCTTCCATATGAAATGCATTGCTTTTATATGTAGTGAACATTCCTGATAGATTGTGGTATGGCAGTTTTTTATCACACGCAACTAATCTTGGCGGTGCAAATTCTCCGCTGCTATCTTTTGCGATGTAGTTATATCCTTCAGTTTGAAGAAACACTAATAATTCATGTTCAAATTTTGTTAGTTCATATTTTTGTTTGTTTTCTTCCATGATTTTCCAACCTTTCTTTTTCTCTTTTAGCTTTTTGAATTTTCACTTTAAAAACTTCATCATCA